AGTCTATACTCTGATCTGTTTTCATACATGCCTTCATCTCGCAGTTTTCGATATACCCACATTCTGTTTGTCTTGTTCTCATTATTATATGTGGAATGTTTCATGATGTCAAATACCTATTTTCCAAGTGCATCGTCTATGACATTGGTGTAAACACCAATGGTTAATAGTTGTTGTTTCTTTTAGATATTTATTTGTTCTGCTTGATGCAGATCAATTTGGTCAGAATCCACCTGTTTCCGGGTGGATCCTTTCTTGATGCGAGTCGCATAGCCTTTCATCCAGACACATTATTGCTTGGGGGATCATACCAACCCTACGGTGTCGCTTTTTTTACATCTGGCGGTGGTCAACCAGAATACCAAGCATATTCATTTTCTTGATCTGCCATGGGATAATCTTTGGATAAGGATTTGCAACCTGTTCCCGTTTGTCAAGGGCAGTATATAACAATAATTCTATATTAAAACAAATGTGATAGTCCTGTCAAGTAGTTTGTTATATCTATTTACCAAGACCCCGCTGTAAACCGCTTAAAATTGGTTTAAATGGTGGTTTTTTGCACAGCTAGGTTCAAGATCTAGATAAATATCAGTACGGATACTCCTTATCCGCGATAAGGGTTGAGTTGTCTTCCGCTAATCGTTCTGATTAACCTGTCAAGTTAGATAGCTCAACCCAATTTTTCCAAATAATTGGCAAATATCCTGGTTGACAGATCCTGTTTCTGTGCTACAATTATAGAAACAATTAAGGAGGCATAGAATGGCTAAAACTAAAAAAACATTAGACAAACCAGTTAATCACCTTCAGGATATGAATGGTTCTTTATGGACTATTGCTAATGAAGGTATAACAGTCAATACACAACCGGATGGTGAATTAGAAGATAGACTTGCCGGTATAGAAAACCAACTTACAATATTGAATCAAAATATTTCTACAATGATTGAATTGTATGCCAAAGTGAATGCTGATCACATAGCTCAATCTGAAGTATTATTAAAACTTAAGAGGGAGGCATAGGATGTCACAAAAATTAGAATCAACTATTCGTAAAGTAATCAGGGCTTGTAATGAAGCATTATGCGAAAATGCACTTCATATGAGCATTACATATAATAGTAAAGATGTTGTTAAATGTGTTGACAAAATGTCAGACAAAGAATGGACTGCTTGGACAAATCAACCTGGCAATATTCGTTCGGCTTATCTTAAGATTATGACATCACCCAGCAATTATCAGGTTTGTGATTTTTTAAACCTTCAATTCGAGCATAATATTGAAAGAGATACCAAATTGGTTGCTGAAAAATTAGAGGAGGCATAGGATGGCACAAACTATTGAATGGAAAAAAGACAAAAGAGGATGGTATCTTGTTGTATTAGAAAACCAAAATCCGGGCTTACTTCGTTTTAATAACAAAATGAATCAACAACAATCACTAAAGTTGTTGCAACAATTTTCACAATATTTGAAGGAGGCATAGGATGGGTGATTTAAAATTTTTAAAACACGATGAAGTAGCACAATTATTAGCACACCCAAAATGTCTCAAAATAGCACAACAATTAGGGCATCAACCTTACCAAGTGCATTACGATAATGTTGTAGGAGGCCCCGGTATATGTTCGCCTTTCTTTAAAGAATTACATGTAATGACAAATACTGCCCAACACTGGGAAGAGTTATTAGACCATTATATTGAATTGCTTGATGATGTCAGTACAGTTGAAAAATTAGATAATCTTGTGTGGGAAACTAAACGACCCTCCAAAGTAAGTGTGGCCGCATATCTACATCGTATAGGCAGATATGACCCTGCTCAATGGGACATAAACAAATGGTGGAAATTTTTAATTGACATATGGAGAGACAGTGAAATGATATATCAAGACAAAGAACATCATTTTGCTTATCTGTTTGGACTTATACCAACAATCAAACGATTAACAAAACCATTGCCCAAAGGTAAGTTCACCATATACAGAGGAGGACACCCCGATGGTGATAGTTGGACATTAGACCAACAAAAAGCAGAATGGTTTGCTAATAGATTCCCTTGGAGTGGTGGTAAAGTATATGAAAAAACAGTCACCAGTGATCAGGTATTATTTTACACAGATGAACGAGATGAAAAAGAAGTATTATTAAAAACTATATTACAGAAGGTAGCATAGGATGGGTGGTCAAACTCTATCAAAAGCAGAGAGAACTCCTTTCAATTTTGGTTTTGCAAACCACCCACAGTATTTAATACCAACATATTTTTTTGTATAGATCTTGGAACTGGATATATTGTTCATGTGTTTCAATTTCTGAAAATTCAAAGCCTTCACACAACAACATCCATTCTTCAAATTCGAGACGATATTGTCTATGGTTGCCCATGTTCTGCCTGTGCAGAGAAATATGTGATTTTTGGAAATTATTCAATTATAAAAAAGACTTGATCACCGGAATCAGTGTGGATCCAACCAATATGATCAGTATGGCCCACAATCTCATGTCAATTTTGTCTATGTCCTTTTTCATGTGTGCAAGATGGTTGTCTTTTATTGTCTCAATATCATGTCTGATTATTTTTACTTCAGTTTCAACTTGTCCTAATCTCTTCATGGTTTCTAATTCTTTTTGATCCATTGTGATATCCTATGAAGCTGATATTGTGGCCAATGTATCACATCTTTTCCAATTTGATCCATCGTAAAATGCAATACAATCAGCACCTGCGGCACCATTGCTACAAAAAGCAACATCGCCTAAAGTTTTAGTGCCCAGTGCATTTAATTCTGCCACTGTTTTTGGAGTCAAATTCAAAACATCAGATATAGACACTCTTGATGTTGCTGATGTAATTGACAAGTCACCTGTAGTTGTTGAGACTCCAGTGACATTTTGTGATATAACACCTGTTGATTCAATCTTTGCGGCACCGCCTGCCACTCCAAGATTGTTGGATACGATTATTAATTCGTCTAGTGCGACTTTCAAATCTGCCCTTGCTAATGAAGGAGAGTCTGTGCCTGCATCAAGATTTGCTGTTGAAATATTGCCTGCTGTTGCCCATGCCATAATATAGTTCCTTTCTTGTATTTAGTGTAAGTCTACCCAAGCACCGTTGGCATAGCCTCTGAATTTGTGTGTTGAAGTGTTGTAGTATATTTGTCCATTTGCTAAATTGCTGGATGGATCTGATGATGCTGTATTCAATTGTAATGTCCCTGTCACTGCTACAATGTTTTCATCGTGTTGTATATTAATTTCTGTTGAACCAGATGCCGCCTCTTGTGTTCTAATTAGAATATCACCGGTCTCTCCATTAAGGATCGCTTTGTCTGTGGCTCCTCTTAATAAAATTTTATTGCAATTAAATGTTAAGTTAGCATTGGTACCGTCACTGTTTAATGCTCCGGTTCCACTATTGAATGTGTTTGTGGTTGATTGTAGCACCAAATTTGGACCTGCTATTGTGGGTTGACCATCAGTTCCTGAGTTACCACAAAATATACTCAAATCAGCATTTGCTTGTATGGTGTCTGTAAATGTTGCACCACCTGTTTGTGATGCTGGTGTAAATGTAAACACACCTGTTGAATTGTTGTATGCTAGTGCACCTCCGCCACTTGCTGATGCTGTATTCACACTTAAATCTGTCAGTGCAATACCACCTGCATCTGCACCAACTTCAAATCTATCTGTTGTGCCATTGTATTTTAATATTTGTCCAGTTGTTGGTTCTGATGCTAAATCAAACATGTCAATAATGTCATTTACATTTGATATTGTTTTGTTTATATCTTGTCTTGCACCACTTATTTTATCTGTAGCTGAATCAGTTGTTGTAGTTACTGCTTTATTGTTTGCAGGCCAATTGTATGCCATTATGTGCTCCTTGTTATAGATCCTGTGCGGTCTACAGATACTGAAGGTAAACCTATCACATGGATATCTAGATTGGTTGTGTCTACACCTGTTTGTTCTTCAAACTTGTCTAGATCAAATGTTGCAAAAGTCTTGTTGGCTTTGGATATTGTTTTGGTTACATATTTTCCAAATGCAGGTGTAAAGGTTGAATCATCATTGACATGAGAATAAAAGATCTGTGTGACGGTGTCAATGTTAGTGGGTATAACTCTGGCCGCCACTGTGCCTGACAGTGAAGATGTATCGTCTACAGTGATAAATTCTTGTTGCCTGTCTGTTTTGAACAGTGATTGCAATTGGTTGAGACTGGCTTCACCTCTCAACATTGATAGGTTTGGACTATCAGCAAAGTTTTCTACAAACACAATGATGTTGATATATCTGGCTTTGAATCCTGTGTATCCAAGATTGAATGTGGATGATGATATGGTCACTGTTTCAGAATCTGTGTAGTCTGGTTCCAGATAGTCCAATATTGAATAGGTTGCTATTGTGCCTGTCTGTGTGTTGTCTGTGGTATACACACCTTGTACAGTGGCAGAACTCATGTCTGCATTGTCTGAATGTTCTATCACTACTCTGGCTGTGCCTGTGGCACCCACTTTGATCTCAGGATATACATGTTGTGATGATCCTAGATCTATGGTTTTGGTTTCATACATGAGAGGTAGACCTTTGGCACCACCCACTGTGCTACCAGATGCTCTGTTGATGTTCCATTGTGTCCATGAATCCCATGTCAGTGAATCTGTGCCTAATGTTGCCCAAGTGTGATCACCTGCTTGTAGTATGCTACCTGTGATAAGTTGAGAATCGGCACCATTTTGCACTCTGATTTTGTCTGTGTATCCTGTGGTTATAATTGATGATGATCTTGCTGGCATTGTCTATTCACTCCATCCTGATCCTGCAGAGTTTGAACCTCCTGCTGTGTTTGATCCTGCAGATGTATCCACTGAAGATCCACCTATGTACACAGTTCCTGATGCAATCAAATACTTTTCTGCAAAGGATCTTTTGCTTTGTATTGTGTAGTCTATTCTGTCACCTTGTCTGTATGAATTACCCTGTGAATCACCACCAAAGAAATAGTCATGTGCTAGTCTTCTTGGTTGTGTGTCTGTCATTCTTGTATTTACATTACCATTTTGCACCATGGAAAATTCTATCTCAGGTGACAGTGAGTCAATACCTGATATCAATTTTACAATCACAGAACCCAGTCCTCCTGATGCTGTTGTTGATATAGATACCACTGCTGATGCATTGGGATTTGGATCAACTGGTGGATTGTTGCCACCCAGTGTGCTTCCTACATGTCCTGATTGTCCTCGTGGCACATGTATTTTGACTGCTTGAGCAGGAGATAGATCTCTGTCTGCATCTACAGCCGCAACGGTGTAGATATCATTCAAATGTTCAACTGCTGTGATTTTCACAGTGTGATCATATTGTAATTCACAGTCAGATACTCTGTATAAAGTGCAAATGTTGCCTGCAGAATCTGTGACAGCATCAAACATGTGATTGGTTGACTCTGCTTCTGATCCTGGTGCTGTGTATCTGTGCTGTAATTTGATCACCTGACCTGGTTGTATGTTTTGTCCTTCATTGCTGACTGTGAATTGCACAGTGGTTGCAGATCTTGATCTGTCTACAAGATATTTGGCATAGCTCAATGCTCTTTCATATCTGGTTATTGACTGTGAAGATGAGTTCAACACCAGTGTTTCTCCTGAGTCTTCTGTGAGATATGTTGAATTGCTCACAATGATGTTGTCTGATTCATAATTTTTTTGTTCATTGGCAAATGTCAATTTGACTTCATTGTATTTGCTGTTCTTGTCCATGGAACTCACAGTGATTGGTGATACTATCACTGTGTCATCAACCAATTGTAGGTCAGCAATCTGTGATGTAGTCAGTTTGCCTTCTGTGCTTGGTGAATACTTGCCATTGAGATATGGCATAAAGCCTCTGAATGACTGCAACAGCAATTTGGTATTTTCAAACACACTCTGTGATGTCTGTATCACAGCATTACACACAAAAGCAGGATTGCCTGTGCCCAATGCACCACCAAAATCGATTGCGGCACCATCTGCATCTGTGGTTGATGCACATGTGGCCTGTAGTGTGTCAAAGTCTGCAAATGATACCTGATTGTCCTGTAGGCCTTTGCCGTATCTGGGATTTCTCAGATAGTCTAACAGACAGTCTGCTGGATTGTTTGAAAATGCCACAGCATCTGTTTCATATGTTGATGTTGCTGTTGCAGTATCTTTGGATGCAGAATATCCTGTGTGGACTTTTCTGCCTCTCACTTTTACCTTGATGTCTGGTATACCTGAAAATGGATTGTTGGTGCCTGGCACCAATTTGCCATTGTTGTCATATTCAGGTGTGCACCATTCAAATCTTGCCGCCACATAGGCAACACCTCTCAGTCTGTGCTCTCCTGTCCATTGTGAGTGTGCATTTAACAGAGTGCTCACAGTTTGATCTTCTGTGCCTGTGAAAAATTCAAATTTGGCTTTGGCATTGCCTTTGATGGTGTAATTACCACCTATCACTGAATGTACCGATCCTGTTGTGAAAGAGATATTTTGTTCTTCATCATTCAACAGCAAACCTGTGTATGAATCTATTTCACCTTCTGCCACAGCCAAACACACATATAGAAATTTTTGATCTGTGCCTTCTGTGGCCACAAACACTCTGGTGCCACCTAGCAATCTTTCTCCATATACCACAGGCAATGATGCCACATTGCTCTGTTTGTTGACCAATATACCTTGATTGTTGTTGTCGAATGATTCTGGTGTAGGCATATCAGGAGCACCAAAGCTCATGCCAAATAAACCTAGGAATCCATCAACCACTTTGACAATGGGTTTGACAATGGCACTCACAACCTTGGTGACAGCTTTTACCACTGACTTGACTGCTCTTGTGATACTTCTAACAATACTTTTAAAAAAGAAACTTTTGATACCAGTGTCTTGCCATTCTTCACCAGCACCGCCGTGTTGTTTCAGCAGTTGTTCTTCTTGTTCATTGATATAGACTATGAATTCACCAGGTGGTGCTTGTCTGTTTAACCACCATTTGGCTAATTTGTTAAACTGTCGCCTTATCCAAGCAATTGGTTTTATTTTGGACCCCATTGAATATCTCCTATCATGGCAGAAGCATATTCAAATCCTCTATCACCTGTGAACACTTCTGTGGGACCGTTTAAGTCTTCTAGTTTGTATCTTGTTGTGGTGTTCTGTGATTTTGAATTTGTAAATCTACCTGTTTTCTTTTCAAAGTCTGCCCAATGTGATGACAATGATATATTGACTTGTGCCGTGTCTGCAGATTCCAATATTGAAAAATCTTTGATTGTGCCATCAAACAGAGTGTACACTGATCCTGAATAGTTGCCTGATCCATCTATGGGAAACACTCCTTCATGCATACATCTGTATATCACCACTCTCTTGTTGATTATAGATGAACCTTTCAACAACAAGGTGATAAAGTCTCTACCTATGGCCGCCGCATCACCATGATCCTTGCCTGCCGCTAATACAAGATCAACACCACCCACTCTCAATGCTGTGCTTTCTTTGGTGGCAGTCATGTTGACAATGTCACCTAATGCTTCATATGTTTGCACACCTGATTGTGTGACTGATTGATGTCGAACATCATGTATCCAGTCTGTCATGAATATGTCTGTTAGGTCTGTGATTGAATCTTTGCTGGTATCACCTGGATCCAACAGCATGTCCACAAGATGGAAAGCTGATATAGACTGTTTTTGTAATATGCCAGATCCATCTGAGGCAAAAAATGCAGATGACAGTCTGCTCATTAGAATGACTCCACAAATTCAAGTGTGATTGAAGAAAAGTTGTCTGTGGTCTGTGTGAATTTCAAGTCATTGCTCAATCTCACTGTCATTTGAAAATCTGAACCTGACTTGATTGTGTTAGATGCAGGCACAGTTTCCAATACACCAGGTTCAATGGTCAATTGATTACCTGATTGTTGAATAACCTGATATGCTTTGGTGTGTCCAGAAAAGTTTATGAACTCTCCTGGTGTGTATTGTCCTGCTGTTGCGGCATCCAGTGTGATTGTGGTATCACCTATGGCAGATTCCGCATTTATGATGTCTGCTGTTGTGGCCGCTGATCCTTTTTTGGTTTGTAAATTTACAGGTGACACAGTGAGTGTGGTGAGGCCGCCTCTCTTGCTGGCTAATAATGCTGTCAATTGTAATCTGTCTTCTTCTGTGAGTGGAGGAAATATCATTTTGACTGTGTAGGCATTTGAACCAAATGATCTCACTTGTTTTCTTCCTGACAATGCAGTTGTTGATGATGTTGGTTGTTCAAGTGTGACTTCCACAGTGGCAGGTGATATAGTTCTTGATGATGTATCTACTGCTGTGTATGTTAAAGGTATATCTGCCATGTTATTTTTTCTCCAATATTCTTCTGGCCCATGTTAGTCCAGCATCTCCACCCCAACCCAAGTATGCTTGAGTGCCAGGTGTGTTTTTACCAGGTTGATAATATGTTTTTGCTCTAGAAAGAAATGAAAATGTTCTTCTTACCACATCCATGGATACATTTTCACCTTTTGAGTATTGATTTGCTCTGGCCAATCCCACAGGTGTCATACCTTTTCTTGATTGAGGTGCTTCTCTTCTCAATCTCAGAGCTTTTCTGGCATTTGCTCTCATCTGTTGTGTTGGTCTTGGCACAGTTATTTTCTCCTTGCTCTGGCTCTTCTTCTGATGTCCAGATCATGTTTTCTTGAACCTCTCAGTAAACTATTTACTCTGCCCATTGCCCACTGTTGCATGGTTACACCAGGTCTAGATCCTGCACCAAGGAATGCACCTTTGCCTCTTCTATACACAGCTTTCAAGTCTGTGAATGTGAACAATCTAGACTTTGCGGCTTTGGCTCTCAAGCTCTTTTGTTCTCCTGCTGATAATGGTTTACTTTTTTTGGCCAAGTCTTATTCTCCTGTTGATCAATCTCTGTGGTATTCGTTTACCAGCTCGGTACAGTCTGCTGATCTCTTTGATTGTGTCAGCCAGCTGTTTTCTTTGTGAACCTTGTATACCTGATAGATATTTTTTTGGAACACCTGTGCTTTTATCTCTGGCTACTCTTCTTGGTCTTCTGGCCATTATATGATGCTCCTTCTACCCTGTTGATTTACAGCTTCATTGACTATGCTGACAATGACATCTCTGTTGTCTGCCAGTCTTGCTTGTAGATCTTGAGAATCAATGGCACCAACTTCAAATGTGATATTCACATTGCCACCCAGTGCAGAATTAGGTGTTATCTGACCATTCATGTTGGGTGTGAATATTTCAGGTCCTGCTTCACCAACCACAAATGATCTGCCCACCTGTACAGGTCCACCTTCTCGTCTACCTGAGTATGATTGTGATCTGATTGTGTTCACATTGGCCAATCCTGCCGCTACCACAGCCGCCGCCGCTATAAAGTTGAACGGTGGTGGAAATGATGCCAATGCTTTGGCGGCACCTTGATATGTCGACACAATGGCTTCTGCAATGGCAAATGCCTTGTATGCCTGGAATGCCTGTTTGTTGAATCTGCCTAGAGCTTCAAATGTTTTCTTGCCTTCGCCAATAACAAATGCACCTTTTTCCATGGCTGATTTCTTTTCAAAGTCTGCTAGGTTTTCTGCTTCATCTCTGGTTTTGCCTTTGGCCATTTCTTCTTGAATGAGAATCTCTCGTTGAACATCTTCATTGTTTTTTCTCAGTTCTTCAAGTTTCTTTTTTTCCAGAGCTTGTTCAAGTTGTGCAAATCTCTGTTTGGTGATCAATTCATCTTCAAGTGCTCTTTCCAGTATTCTTTTTCTGTTGGCAAATTCCATTTCAATTTGTCTGGTTCTATCACCCAGTGCATCTTGTTCTATGTTGGATATCTCAGTTTGTGCCGCCTGTGTGATTTTGATCATCTTGTCTTCTAGTTCTCTTCTGGCTTTTTCTATTCTTGTGTTGGCATCTGTTTCTGATATAATTCTTTTATCAGCCGCCGCTTCAAACAATAGAACCTGTTTGTCAAATGCAATTTTTAATTTTTCAGTTTCAGATAAGATCTTATCAAAAACCTGTGTCTTTCCAAGATGTTCTAATGAATCGCCATATTTCTTAATTGATTTTTCAGCAAGTTCTTCGAATAAAAATTGTTCTTGTGCTAATATTTGATGTGCTTTGATATGGCCTAGATCATGTAATGGAACATTGCCTCTGGCTTCATCGTATGAAGCAACAGCTTCTTCAAGTTCTTGTATTCTAGTTTTAGTTTTTTCTATAGAGGCACTGAGCTCATCATATCGTTCTTTATCATCTATTGGATGTAATGGTCTTCTATCTAATGTAAATTCAAGTAATTGTTCATTTAAATCAAAAATGGCTTTTTCAAGATCATTAATGATTGGTCTAGCTTCATCTTGTAGTGTTTGGAATCCAACTGCCCTAGTGTCCTCAAGTTTTGCAAATTCTTTGTTGATTCTCATGATACCGTCTAACAAAGTGTCTACAGGATCAAGTGGTGCTTTGAATTTGTCAGCTAGGAAGTCTAATGCTCCGGATAATTCTGCTACAGCGGCAACCACACCTAATATTATACCCAAGAAACCTGCCTTGCCCATGGCTCTACCAGCGGCAATGGCGGCTATACCAGTTGCTCTAATTGCCGCGGCCAGTCTTATAAATCCTGTTGTGGCTTTGGCAACCAATACACCTATACCTAATGCTTTGAGAATGGCAAAGTTGTCTGCTAGGAATCCAACTGCTTTGGCTGTGCCAGTTATGGCACTACCTAATGCTTCACCAATTGATACAAATAATTTTTCATTTGTTTCTAGTGCTTCGGTTAAACTTTTTGTTACATCTTTGAGTGCTGGTGATAGACCTCCACCAATTTGATCTTGTGCTGTTCTGAAAGCAATACCTAGGTTTGAGAACTGTACATTTAGATTGCCTAGTAAGTTTTCTGTGGCACCACCAAATTCTTTTCTGATACCTCTTGCAAATGCTTCAGTTAGTTTTCTGGCACCTTCTGCTGATTTACCAAATTCTGATATGTCTTCTCTGGCTAACCCAAGTTCTTGTTTTAATATTCTTAATACAGGAACACCTCTGTCTCCTAGTCTTTCAATCTCTTCCAGTCCTAGACCACCGCCAACTGTTCTGGCAAACAAGTCTGTGACTGCCTCCAAAGATCCAATTTGGTCTGTGGTTATGGCCGCTGTGTCTGTGAATAGAGTTAATAATTCTTCTGAGGGTTCAATACCAGAAGCTTTTAATTTGATAAAAGCAGTTGAAAGATCTTCAACTGAAAATTGTGTTCTTGTAGCAAATTTGGTAATGAAGTCAAATGCCTTACCACCTGCTTCAGCTGACCCTGTCACTGATGTCAGTGATGTTCTGAGGTCTTCAAATCTGGCTCTGGTTGCAATTACACCACGAGCAAATCCACCGGTTGCCAAAGCCGCACCAATGCCAACCAAAGTTTTTTGTAATGAACTAAAACTGTTGCCTAGGCTTTTAGAAGATTGTTCAACTCCTTTTAAGTTGTTTCTTACACCTCTAAAGGCGGCGGAGGTTTTATCTACCCCTTCTAGTATTATTTGTTCTTTGACGGCCATCTTGTTTCTTTTGCTCCTTGTGTTTCAATTTTAAGTAAGCAAACCACCCCATGAACTCTATATGGGACATTTCCAATACTGACGAAAGCGGAACTTTCAAATAATCAGCAAGTGAGAACATGTTGTACATGTCTCTGTCCCTTACAAGTTTTTTTCGATAGCCTCCATTGACATATCTGAAGCATTGTTCAGTGTAGTTGCCAATGCTACCAACACTTTAGGGTCTGCTTCGTTCAACAATGTCACTCTGTCTGCTTCTCTGAAAAGTCTTTGACCATTTTGATCAAATGATTTCAGCACAATGCTTTCTACCAGAGCTTCTGCTGTCTTACCTTGTTGTGTGAGAGCCATAATTTTGCTCTCTGTTCTCATCGATGAAATAGTTTTATAGTATATGTCCGTATTCCATTCTTTGATGTGTGTTTTTAAAAGTTCTCCGCCAATCTGTTCAGCAAAATGCTGTTTGGCTTTGTCCAGTACCGATTGAGTCATCGTGATATTCTCCTCTGTTTGTTTATAATACCAGTCACTCTCCTGACTGTTGGTTTAGTAATGCCTTTGGGTGCTTGTTTAGAACGACCTCTTTCTAGTTGTTCTATGTAGGGCACCGAATTTTGAACAAAAAATCCTGAATCATTGGACCTTTCAGTCCAGCCTCTTCTGGCTCTTCCTGTTCTTATAGGTGTTTCTTCTCGTGCTATGGATACTGTTCGTTGAGATATTTTTTTCAACAGCTCATCAAACTGATTTTCCAATTGTCTGAGATCCAGCTTGCCAGCCAGTCTTGCTTTTAGTAACACAGAAACACCTACAATTATAATTGTGCCAATGTTAATGCACCAGATCCTTGTGCCGCAAACGAAGCCTCTACCATACCATCAACTGATGATGTGATTGAGAAACTTGTTATGATGCAAGATCCAGAAAATTTAGTGTTGGCAGGTGTTTCAGATGCACCGTCACCTGATGGATATACTTCAAAAGTTGCCAGTGTTTCATCACCTGTTTTTGAAACTAATTCGTCGATCTTTGCTTGAACTGTGTCTGCTCCGTCAAAAAATACATCGCCTGAGATAGTAAAAGTGTGCATACCTGGTAGGTATGTTCTCACATTACCATTGCCCATTGTTGAGTTTTCAACTGTGTCTTGAGTTTGTTCGATGGTGAAATTTCTTAAATTACCGATTGCTGTCATTGATAATGAATCGCCACTATCAGCAAATTTGATTTGACCATCATGTCCTGTAAATGTTGCCATTATTCATTCTCCTGATTTTCTATGTCATGGTCCTGATTTATTGGATTACCATCATCGATTGTTTCAATTGGTAAAACATCTGCTTCAGCCTCGACCTTGACTTTTTTAGGCTTACCAGATTTTTTATGGCCACTGTTGGTTGTAAAAACCACTGAAGCTGTGTCTGTGTTTGTCCATGTCCAGCCTTCTTCAGCAACCATTTTGCTTGCCTGTGCATAATCACAAACAAATTCTTTTCCGTGTTTGTATATAATTCTCTTTGCCATAATTATACAGTTCCTTTAGTGTATTTATATAATACTGAATATGTTATATTGACCTGCCCTACAGGAAATATAGTGCCATCATCCACTGTGACTCTGGTAACAAAACTGTTCAGTGCCTGTGAATTTCTCTGTCTGTCTTTTTCTAGTTCTTCACAGATGGCTTCTACCAATTCATTTCTTTTGGTGTCAATGTTGTTGTTGGCTGATGTTGCAGATGACTCCGCATACACATATCCAATGATTGTGTATTCAATTTCACCTGTTCTCAAACCTGCTGTGCCTTGTGTGATATCTTCTCTCACTTCTTCTGTGGTTCTTACAAATATAGCAGGGTATTGTGTGTTGGCTAGATCTGAAGTTTGAAGTGGATTACGAGTGACAATCACCGGAGCTGGTGTCACAATGCCTTGAAGTGTTTGCACAATGTCTTGTGCTATGGATTCTCTCACTGACATGTTATCTTACCAATCTGTTGAAATGCACCGGTTGTTTTTCAGAGTTTTCAACTGTGCCATC